AAAGTATCCATTAAGAGTAAAACTGCGACTGGAGCGCTTATCACTAACAGGGTACTAGAAGATATTATTTAAGCAAAACAATATTGACTAAGCCCATTTACATTAATATAATGTATTTGTTAATTACTCGCTACATAGTATTAATAAGACAAAATATTAAAAGGAGACACAAGCATGAATGATGATAAGATTATTTTAACTGATAATGGTAAGGTTGTTCTTGAATATATGCAAGGGCATGACGAATTATTAGTTGGAAAAGACATCGCTGATGCAACAGGAATTAAAGGTATTTATCCTGTCCTTAACTCTTTAGTAAACAGAAAACTAGTCCAAAAGGGAGACCCTATCACTAGAAACTTTACTAATATTAAGGGCGAAACAAAACCTAAAGAATATCAAACATATTTATTGACCGACTTTGGTCGTTCATATCAAAATTAACTTCTGCGCAATTGAAATGTAGCTTGCGCAAAAGAAAAAACTTTGCTAGAATAATTAAAAGAGAAAATTAAAAAGGAGAAATTATGGCAGACACATTTTACAGAGAAAACTCATTTACAATCGTTGGAACATTACTAGATGCACAAATTAAGTATGGTAATAAGAAATCAGATGGAGCTGGTTACATTTCAGTAGAAGCACTTGTTGGTGCAGAAATTAACGGTATTCATTGTGAATATCCAGTTAGATTCTACTCAAATCAATTAAAAGCAGATAAAACTCCAAATAAACTTTATGAATCTTATTCTAAAATGGGTTCATTAGTTGGCAAGAAAGTTCAAATTGATGGTTCATTAAGAGAAAACAGATTCTTCAGCACTAAAACAAAACAATTAGCATCTGCAACTCAATTATCAGGCAACTTCGTTAAAGGCGTTGTAGTTACTGAACCAGATGTCGCTCGTTTCATTTTAGGTGGATTCATTGTTACAACTTTAACTGAAAAGAAAAATAAAGAAAACGAAATTTATCGTTATGATTTAGGACTTGCTCAAGCAAATTATGCAGGTGACAAGATGAGTTTATTCACTCTTCACGTCGATCCAGCAAGAACTGATGTTGTTAATAGTATCCAAAAATTATATCAAGCCGGTGATACTGTTCAATTCAGTGGTTCATTAATCTTCAAAGTTGAACAAGTTACTGTTCAAGACGACAATGCAGCTTTCGGTACACCAGTTACAAGAACATACACTAATAAACAAAATAACTACTTCATTGAAAGCGGTTCAACAGTTATTACAGATAATAGACAATATGGAAGACCTATTATCAATAGTTTAGTCAATTCTTATAAGGCTGAAGGTAAAGAATTAGAAGCAAATGCTGCTAATAGCGCCGCAGCTGGAGACAACACTGAAGTTCCTGCAAGTAAAACAATTAGTGCTAGACAAGCTAGTTTAATTTAAGCGGTGGAAAATAACACCGCCGCTTATTCGTTAGACTTATTTAATAAAGGAGAATAAAAATGACAGGCGAAGAAAAGAAATTAACCAGTTTTGATATATTAAATTCAATTAGTTTAAAAGATAAGACAAAAGAAAAAATAGGTTTAACATATTTAAGTTGGGCATACGCATGGGGAGAAATCATGAAAAGATATCCCGATGCCGTTTATACAATTTTTACCAGAGAAGTAACTTCAACTACTACTACTAAAAGTATAGCAGATGGTTATGAATCAGTAACCGTTGAAGAAACAACTAACGAAGTTCCATATTTTACAGATGGAAAAACTTGTTATGTTAAAGTTGGTTTAACTATTGATAATCGTCAATATATTGAATATCTTCCAGTTATGGATAACAAACAAAATGCTATTCGTGCCGAAGTTGTTACTTCAACCGCAGTTAATAAGGCTTTACAAAGAGCATTTGTTAAAGTATGTGCAAGACATGGCTTAGGATTATATATTTATGCAGGTGAAGATTTACCAGAAGATGAAAAAGTCAAAATGGCAATTGATTTCGATGGTATTGCAGTAGCCGCAGATAATTATAATTGTCAAACACTTTCAGAAGCAGATTTTGAAAAACTTAAAGAACATGTTATTCAAATTATTGCCAGCGGACAAAAAGATAAAAATGCAAGTAACGCAATTGTTGCATATGTTACAAAATTATTCCCAGGTAAAAAATTATCAACAACAACCTTCACAGAAGACTGCGCCAATATGCAAAAGGTTTCTTATTTCTTAGGCGAAATTGAGGCAGCTCTTAATGGAAGAAACTCTAATAACTAGAACTTATGTAGAAGATTTAATTAGGGAGTATATGGGTCTAAGCGGCCCGCTCCCTAATATGATTAAACGTCAAATTAATTCATTAGTATTAGATGATAATTTTACGTTAAAGGAAGTTGCACGTTGCGCCGTTTGGTATGTGGAAGTAGCGCAGAAAGAAATATCACCACTTTACGGCGTCAAAATCTTTGCGTCTATAAGAGAAGAAGTTGATAAGTATTTTAAAAAGTTGGAACTTGACCAACGAAATCAAGCTATCGAGGCAAAAAAGATAGTAGAGTATCAAGACAATAATATAATATTCAACATAAAATCATTAGAACATAAAAAGAGACAACCTAAACAATTAGATATGAATGAAATTCATGTCGAAGGAGTAGATAAGTATGATAACTAAAGACCTCTTCGACTCCAGTGCTTCATTGTATGTACTTAGTTGTTTAATGAGAAAGCCGCTCTTGTTACAAGATGAAAGATACGCATTTGTAAAGACGGACTTTTATAAACCTTTGGAACAAATAATATTTTATGCCATTTTTAATATGGCAAACCAAGGAGTCGAAAAAATTACGCCGCAAGATGTAGATTTATATATACATCAATACGACGGACAATATACATATTATAAAGAAAATAAAGGTTACGAGTATGTAACTCAATGTTATCAAACTGCCGAAGGAAGTGACGAAAAACAATTTGACTATTATTATGCAAGAGTCAAAAAGTTTTCAGTATTAAGAGATTTAGAAAGTCTTGGTATTGACACTTCTAATTTTTATAATACGGCAAACACTTTAAATCGTGATATTGAAGATGAAAAATTAAATCGTATGTCGATTAATTCGATTTTGGAGACATTACGTAGTGAAGTAGTTGATATTGAAAATAGACATATTGGAAAGGACCAAGGAACATCACAACCAGCATCTGCGGGTTTAAGAGACTTAGTCGCCGAATTACAGGCACATCCAGAAGTCGGATTGCCACTTGACGGCGATATAATAAATTGGGCCGCGAGAGGAGCCAGACTTGGCAAATTATATATTTATAGTGCACCATCAGGTTCAGGTAAAACTCGTTATATGGTCGGCAACGCATGCGCGATTAGTATGCCATATATTGATAAAGATGGCCATGTCGTGGTGCGTGGAGAAGACGGCGCAGATTATCAAAAAGTTTTATTTGTTGCAACTGAAATGCAAGCAGATGAAATTCAAACTTTAATTTTAGCATATGTTAGCGGTGTTAATGAAAAAACTATTTTGTTAGGTAATTATTCACCAGACGAATTAGATAGAGTTCAAAGGGCACTCAAGATTATAGATAAGTATGGAAGTAATTTTATTATTGAGTGTATTCCTGACCCAAGTATCGCCATGATTAAGGCGCGTTTAACAAAATACATAGTGCAAGATAATGTAGAATATATCTTTTATGATTATATTTTTACTTCTCCAAGTTTAATCACAGAGTTTGCAAGTGCAGATGTTAAAGAATATGTAGCATTAATGATGTTAAGTAATACTTTAAAAGAAATTGCGATGACATATAATGTATTTATTCAAAGCGCCACACAGTTGAATGAAAACTGGAGTAAACGCGAAATAGGATTGCGTGACCAAAACTGTTTAAGAGGGTCTAAAGCCATTGCCGATAAAATTGATATTGGTTTAATTGGTGTTAGATTAGGTGACGAAGAAAAGAAACAAATTGAAACGATTTGGACTGAATTAAAAAATCAAAAGGCGGGTCGTTTTACAAAAGAGCCAAATATTGTTATAGACGTATATAAAAATCGACGCGGCGAAATGAACTGTGTTAAAATATTTAGATACTTTGATTTTGCCACCTGCCATTGCGAAGACTTGTTTGTTACAGACTCAAGTTATAAAGCAATTGCTGATTATGGTCTCTTAAAGTATGATAAGAAACTGTATGATTATTTAGAATTAGTTTCAAAAGGAGTCATATAGTATGAATTTTAAAGAGTTAAGAGAACAATTGACAGATGAAATGATTAAAAATATTTTAGGTCAATTTAATGTAGAACCATATGATGAAACTAGCGAAGTAATAATATTCCCTACTTGTTGCCACAACTTGGAAGGCGGCAGTCCAAAGTTATATTATTATAAAAATAGTAAACTCTTCCACTGCTTTACTGAATGCGCGGATACATTTGACATCTTTACATTATTGCAAAAGATGTATAAATTGCGTGACCAAGAGATTACATTACAACAAGCGGTTAGTTTATGTGATTTAGATGCAAGTCACATTGTAGTAGAAGATAGAAAATATAATACGTCTGAAGATATTAAGTATATGCAAACTTTAAACAATATGTATATACCAGATATCGACAACTTAAATTTTAAGGTATACGACAAAAGTATCTTAAGAAAATTTAGTTTTGATTTTGCAGGGTTAATGCCTTGGATTGAAGAAGGCATCAGCATCGAAACTTTGCAGAAGTTTAATATTAAATATAATAAAGCCCACGATGCCATTCTAATCCCTAACTTTGACATGAAAGGTAATTTAATAGGGATTCGAGAACGTTTTTTCAAACCAGAAGATATTTTAAAAGGTAAGTATCGTCCAGCCTATTTGGACAATCAATTATTCAATCACCCAACGGGCCGCACCTTTTATGGCATATGGGAAAACCAAAAGAACATAAGAAGAAAACATATGTGTATTATTTTTGAGGGTGAAAAGTCAGTATTGCACTATGGAACCATTTATGGAGATGACCAAAATATTGCACTTGCAACTTTAGGTCAAAATATTACACGAGAACACATACAATATTTATTAAAGATGGGTGTCGCAAATGTTATTTTAGCATATGATACCGATTATGAAGATTATCAGCAACTACAAGAAGTACGAGAAAAGTATATTGCCAAGGCGCGTCTATTATCACCTTACTTTAATGTAAGTATCTTAATAGATTATGACTTTGTATTACCATACAAGAGTAGTCCAATTGATGGCGGCAAAGAGACTTTTGAAAAACTATTAGCTGAAAGGGAGATAATAAAATAATGAAACGAATTGAATTAAAA